TTATGCTGAAAAGTGAACTCATTGAATGCAGTTTTCAGCACAAAAAAAACCGCCCGGAGGCGGCTTAGTGCTCGTGTTTATTTATTAATGGATTACAAAGAGCGATTTGCAGTGCGGGCATAACAAAGCTTGCTCTTTTGAAACCTTCGTAACGGACTGCTTGGACGTTTTCCCGCAAACTGGACACTTAGCGTCAGTGTTGATTCTGGCGACACGGTCCATTACCTGACTGAAGTAGGACATGGTATTCGGCCTTTCTCATGAATGAGACTAATCATAACACTGCTGGTTGTTTTTTAATCACAACCATTACGACTAATCTTAAGATATATCATGGAAAGATTAGTTACTCATGCAAGGCCATTGACCGGCTCCCCATTGATTAGCCTGCGCTTCGATTTAATCAGCAGACAAAATTCTCAGTGGCTAAATTTGGATTAGCTATCAATATCATTAACATGAATTATAGCCATGTAAGGAAGACTGCCACCAACCTCTCTATCCCGCATCTCATAATCCAGTATGTCAAAACACAACATCTTAGCGCCCTGCCTCAACAAAATTTTTTCACCAATATCGAATGGGCAGGTTCGATCTTTGAACGGTATCAGAAGTTGGTTGGTTGTGGTGTCCGCTTGCCCGATATACGTAATATTTTCGAACGAGAACTCGTCAGGAAACAGAGCTTTTTCCGAAGCCATAGCCGTACCTTGCCCATTAAATGTGTGAAATCAGATCATCACATTTAATGGGCAACAGGAACAGGATGCATATCAAGCTTCCTGACTGCAGCACGATCAATATTGCACTGCCCAAGAGCGCCATATAACTCAGCGTTGAGGCTTACGCTGTCACCGAACGTCATATCCTGTGATGGCGCTGGTACATCAATTGGGCTGGTCAGTTCAGCCGGAAGGCTTAGCTGTGGCTGCTTTACTGTCCGGTACTCCACCAGCGGCTTTTGCTGCGTCCCGCAACCGGTCAACAGCATCAGGGGGAACAGGAGCAAGAGCACTTTTGTCCGCCGCAAGGTAACGCTTAATTTCATTCTGTAATTTCCGATTCTGCTGGGCTGTTACGGCACGCTGCTCTGTGACCTGACTCATCACTTCGTTTTGCTGCTTAACGGCTGTTACCAGCTCAGTGACACTGGATGCCAGGTCATCGTTCTTTGAACGCAGGTCCTTAATCTGATCGTCTTTGCTGTTTGCCAGCTTCTCAAGTCTGTCGTTCGTTGCTTTCAGCTGTGAGTTACTGGCATTCAGCCCCCACAGCGCCACGCAGATAAGACCGATGATGACCAAGCCTGAATTGTTTCGGATAAAGCCGATTACGTTGAACATAGAATCCCCTTAGATTTTGATAAGCGGGATTTCCGGTCGTCCAGACCATTTGTGCCACCGTTAATGACTCTGGTGATGCGGGTAACATCATCAGAGTCAGCCAGCTCGTTTAATCCGTGATTCTTCCACCATGCCGCCGCAGACATTACAGCAAAGCGATAGCCCAGCAATAAATCAGGATTCGCCACCACGTCAGCGCCAAGCTGTTTCACCAGTGCTGCATAGTTGGCTTTGCCGGTGACCTGAATCAGGCCCCGACCGCGATAGCGGTATCCATCACCTGAGGCAACATCACCATTCCCGTTACGGTTTGCGTAAATGATGCTGGCGATCATTTTCTGGTTAGCCACATGCATCGCATTACGACCATAGGCGCGGGCCTGCTCAGCGGTGATGCGCTTACCAAACAATGCCGTAAGCGCGTTCTCGCTGTAGTTCAGCCCCTCTTCCACCTTCAGGAACCCGGCTGACTCATGCCCCGTCTGCGCCAGAAAGTGAGCCTGACGCAATGGCGTACTTATCTGGAACGCAGAGAGGCTTGCCGCTATATGTGGATACCAGGCATCACGCAGAGCATTACTCACGCCTGTGGCACGCTGAAAACTACTGGCTGTCAGCATTACTGTCCCCCAATCGCTTATCTATCTGGCGGCGTATCTTCGTTGATACGTAATCCACACCGAGGAAGCCAAGGAAGACCGCAGCAACCCGCGTAATGTCTTCACTGAAATGCCAGTTGAACACCGAACCGATCACCTGCAGGCTTGGTTGCAGGAAGAAGGCGAAGACGCTGCACATCGCAGCATCAAGCAGGCGGCGTGACCATGCGTCTTTGCCAACGTAAGTGGCTCTAAGAATCGCCATGACTCCGGCAAGCCCCGCATAGCCGGTTTCGTTTTTGTGGGCGTAAAGCCAGGCAATCAGGCTTGCCCAGAACCCAACGTCTTTGTCCGGCATGCGTTTCATCCTCACCTCCGTTAATTGGCAGGTGCTGTCAGTAGTCATAAGAAAGATGCGCAACACCACGGTGTCAAAAGTGTGTGTGGAGACTGATTGGTGTGCGCAAAAACGAAAAAAAGGCCGCTCTAATGGCGACCAATTTTAAAATCTGTTCTGTGGGTGAAAGATTAAGACAACCACACCTTAAGCACCCCTTAAAATATGAGCGCCAAGCGGATGTGATCGAATTAAAGCTGCAGCTCCAGGTGCCTCCCGGTAAGCCATTGAATGGTCAAACCGGCTCGTGAAAGACAACACACAGCTTATGCTAATGCGACCATTTGCACCCCACCGCTTAGGGGGATTAGCTGCAACACTCTGACACTAACAGTTAATCGTTACAGTTATATCCTAAAACATCATTTCTGCTGAGTAAGGCAAAGGTGCAAAGAGGTGAATGCTTGCAATAGCTTAGGGATATTAATTATCCGCCATAGCGGTTTTGAGCAAATAAAAAGCCCCGCTAACTGGTGAGTTCGCGAGGCTCTTTGAAATCCACATTTGGAACTGACTTTTAGCAGATAAGCTGCACTGCTTGGTAATCGACCTTATCAGATTACTAAGGAAAATGCGGACCGCGTGAGAGGTTTTTTCAATATTTTTTTCGGCGTCAGTTCGGCATCCATATCCAGCCGAACATCAAGCATCGCCAGACAGCCCTCAATGAATCCCTCAGCCATCTGAATCTCAATTCTCACCAACTTCTCATCTCGCTTGGCCTGCTTTGCCAGGGAACGCTTCGAGATATTAAAAAAGTAATGCAGCACGATGATCGCATGCTCATCCGGGCGCTTTTCTTTGAGTCGAGCCAGACAGCCCTCAATGATTAATCCGTCATTGTCACTGCAGGTGAGCGTTAATTTCGAATCCTGTGACAGCAGACCTTTGAAGCCTGCCGCTATTGATGAGTAATCCACACCGCTGCTGTCCGATTTTGCCCAGCCAGCCCAGCGCTCTAATACCTGTGATATGTCACGCATATTTAATCCTCTCCACACACTTTATTTTTTGTCTGTCCCGATAACGCCGACTGCAATCGCGAAATCCAGGAACCTGAACAGCAGTTCAACCTGACTGCCGTATTTTGCTTCAAACGCTTTCATATCCCGGTGCAGTTCATCGTGATGCGCCCTGCAAAGCGGTATCACGAATAAATCATGGGCCTTTGTTCCCATTCCTCCCTGCCCATGTCCGATGATGTGATGAGGGTCATCAGCCTGTCTGCCACAACATGCGCAGCTCTGTGACTTAACCCACCGTGTGTACTTCTCACTCTCCCAGCGCTTACGCTTGGGGCGCTTCATGAATGATTCTGGTGATTCCGGGTCAGTACGTAAGCTGATTATCTTTTTGACGACCTGAGCAGCATCCTGAATAACTTCACGTGCCGGACGCATCGGAACAATCCGCGACTCTTTGAGTTCGCCAGCATGTATGGCTTCCTTTGGCATACGCAGAACGCGCCGCGCTGGTGCCTCCGGGATCAAATCAATCAGGTCATTCAGTGAGGCCCACCAGCATAATTCCGGTAGTGTCATCTGGTGATCGCCGCTTAGCGCCATCTGGCTGCATGCAGCTTTGATTATCCAGAGTGCGGTGTTGCCTTTGGCGATATTCTCCAGGCTACCGGGCACGCCGTTTTCCCTGAACTCATTATCGTGACTGTAGCAAAGAGACACCAGGCCGTTTTCGATTTCTGACACTGTGAATTCATGGTGATGCCATGTTTCGGGCCGCGCCCACTGACAGCAACCAAATGACTGGACGAAGGATGCCAGCGCTTTAGGACCACCAGCAGCCGCTATCACACGTTCGTGTCCGAAGAAGGGAATCAGTGAGGGTTCATCAAGCAGCGGTTGTGTACCGTCATTCAGTCGCCCTGATGGTAGGTCTGCCATATCCATTGTAGGAGTGCTGATCACAACGCGAGATCTAAACAGCTTCAGCAGTTCCGGCCCCGGTTTGAACAGCACAATACCGGTGCGCGGTGCTATTTCCGGTGTAAGCAGTGCTCTCACTCAGCACCGCCTGTAGCCTTATAAGCGGTCCATAGCCCACCAATCCACTGGACACCCTTAGCGGTAAAGCGTGACTGACTGAACATGTAATTTGATTCTGTAGTGGTTCCGGTTCTGACCTCAAATCGACCAGCCTCAATGTGCTGGCTGTAAGGAGTCAGGACGCCATTGAGCCGGTACATAACCCGGCTTTCAATCAGGAACAGGCGAAGCTCTGGCTCTTTAGCATCAAGAAGTTTTGCTACCTGTCGAAATGTCATTGAACTGGTGGCAGTGACGTAGCGATCCACGAACGCAACCTTTGGTGCGGCTTCCGTTAGCTGCAGCTGCAGGCGCTCTTTCTCCTCTTCCGCTTCGGCGGCCAAGCGGAGTGCCTCGGCAAAGGTCTGCGGGATTTTGACCGGCCGGCTTTCCTCTAACTCATGAAGCCGCTTAATCACTTTCATGCGAAGAATGGCACTGTAACCGGTGATGAGGCATTCGGTGTGCTCGCGGTCGAGGTGATACTCAGTCTGCTGACGGTTCATGCTGTCAAAGTAGATGTGAGCAAATCTGCTCGCATCTTCCTGAAGCTGAAGCAGCATGACTTCAATGTCTCTTTTAACATCTGGATGACGCTTAGCTGTGAGATCAGCAATTTCACGGCTGGTCATGATTGGGGATTGAATAGCATTGACTGCAGGCGCAATAGCACCCGCTGATTGGTTCAGCATTTTGACCTCTCCACACACTGGAACATCATTTTTAAATGGCCCCGCCCCAACACCTGCAAGTGAGCGGGACCAACCTTGGTACGGCGACTGCAATCACCAGTACATCACTCACTATACCCAATTTTACTGGTTATGTAACCAGTTGCGGACCTATGCCGCTACCGGCTGAAATTCACTGATTATCACCTCCGACTTAC